GCCTGTTTCAATTGTGATTCCTTCATGTTAAAAATATCTTCAGGACCAAAAATCTTCTCAATCCACGGTCGAACCCATAGATAGGTCGTCCCGACCTTAGCGTTGCGCTCAATCAGGTTCTTGGTTGTCAGTTTGCCATTGCCAAACGTAACCCATAAATGTGGCGTCAGGTAATGCGGCACGTACATCGCGTCACCCAGCCAAAACACCGGCTGGACGTCAGGATGGAGCTTCTCATTGTCTTCGCCACGGTAGACAAACCGGCCATTAGTAAATTCCATCAACGCTCTCCACAGGTTTGCCAAGGGTTCTGAGTACTACGCAATATTCTGGCTCAAGATTATTTGCACGACCGTGAGCGTCGAAATAAATGTACCGCTTGCGACTGGCGCCATCGGTCTCGTCAATGCGTCGGCCAAGTCTGCCAACCCTGAATCCCTGACGCAGCTTTGCATCAATATCCTTTGAGCTTAAATTCGGGAAATACTCAGCACATTGTTTTGATGTCATTGATCCATGATTGGCAATGATTTGTAGTGGATCTATTTTATTTTCCATTTTATTACTCCTTAAACATCAAAAAGGAATGTCGCTGTCGGCGTCATCCTCAAAAGTCGATGCGCGGCCCTGTGGCGCGTTTTTCATCCGAGCTGGTAGGGTAGCCTCACCTGCTTGCTGAAAGCCGCTCCTGTGCCCGTCTGGGTGCCTTTTCGGGCCATGATCGACCGCGGTGGTCGGTTCGCAAGCGTTTCCAATCGAAATTGCAGCGTATTGCATCCCGCTGGCAGCGGTTTTGATCGTCACGTCCAGCCAGTGCATAGCGCCGTCTAACAAGCAGATCCGTCCCTTGTAATCGGCGTGCCAATCCTCGACCTTTTTGTCATTCGGGAATGCAGCGCCCTTGCCAGGTTTCTGCTCGTATGTGCCCTTGGCTGCGGTTGGTTTATTCATTTGATTCACTTTAAATTGTTTCTCAGGATTTGGTCGGTCACAACTTCGGAAAGTAATTCCTCCATTGTTTCGACCTCGGGTTGTTTGGCATCAATTCGGCGTCTGATTACCGATTCGATGCCGGTTTGCAATTGCGCTGACGTCATGTCCAGAGCAATCAATTCGTTTACCAGCTTGCTGCTTATTTTTGCACCTTTTATTTTTTTCAAACCTCCTCTTATTTCTTTAGTAAAATTAAATATAGAGTCATTCATCTTAATCATAGATCTCATCCTTAGATCTTAGTCTTAGCTCTCTAAGTCTTAGATCTTAGTCTTAGATCTTAGTCTTAGATCTCTACGCGCACGCGTATATGAAGAAAAGTTATCCACAGGGTTGTCCACAGGGTTATCCACAGATCTTAGGGTAGTTATCCACAAGTTATCCACAGGTTACTTTGTGGTGCTTTTGAGTGATTTTTCGTATTCTCTTTTGATTTCTTTTACTATTTCCTTCTCCTCCTTTGTATAATCTCTGAGTGGTTTGCCGTTAATGTCTATTGGCAAATAGGGCATTTTCTCCAGCCGTCTCTTGGCTTCGATGTTTGCTTGTTTGCTCATCGAATGTTCTCCGAAATCCAGACCGTGACCATTCCTTCCTCAGTATATTTCTTGGTCACTTTCAGGTACGTAACCTGCGAGTCATTCTCAAAAACGACGCCTTGCATTCCGTCTAATACGGTTTTTGCGATGTTGTCGACGTCTGGTCTTGCTGGATAGATGTCACCTTCTAGCGCAGCCTGGCGCTTCGCTTTTGACCAGCTCAAAGGAATGCTCATCGATGCGGAAATGTAGACCGTGAGCTGCGTCTGCAACGGTGGATAACCGCGCATCGCTTCCGTTGCTCGAGCTGCAATGAGTGCTTCGTACTCTCGCGTCACAGCCGGTGTATAGCTCCTGGGTCTGCCGCCCTGCGTGCTGAACCGTGGTCTGCCCTTGCCGACTGGTGGTCCAGGGATCGTGAATTGAAGGGTAAACATCTGATCTCCGAGTGCGAACGGCAGATGATGCACGAAGTCGATGGGCTTGTGGAGAAATTTTGTATTAGGGTTTGTCCCTAGAAAAAAGTTGGTCTGAGCCCTTGATCTGGTTGTCAACCATAGGTAGAGTGACGGTCATGCGCTGCACGTCGTGGCGCAAAACCAAGGAGCAACCAAGATGAACAACTGGAACAACCCTCTCGAAACGTGGCTCGGATCTGGCAAGTTCGACAGCAAACAACGCGAGATTGGCTACATCGTCGGCCTTAACAACAACGGAACCGAGTTCGCTGCCTGGGTCCAAAACGGTCGCAAGATCGGTCGTGACTTCAACGACTTCGGCGTACCGCAACGTAGCAAAACCTTTTCAAGCCAACAAGAAGCCACTTCTTGGGCTTACAAAACCGCCAAAGAACGCATCGCAAACCTGTAAACCAACCGGGGGCTTCGGCCCCCAACCAAGGAGCATCATGAAAATCATATTCACCAGAAAAGAAATCGAGGCAATCATCCTCGCTCACGTTCACCGCGAGGTTTACGAAGAATTTAGCAGCGAGATGCGCTTCGACCGTTACGACGACGAAAATTTTGTCACCATCAAATCAATCGAACCAACCCCCGAGGAGCCGAGCAATGAGACCTGAAGACAAATACGATTCCAATCTAACAATCATTCTGGCGTCAATCGCCGTCGGCGCAATGTCGGCGATCTGCTTATTTCTTGCACTCTCTGGAGGTCTCTGATCATGGTCGGCAAAGTAACCCCCAACACAATGCTCTCGGCATCCCGCGTCCCTGCCCTTCTGGGCCACTCTAAGTACGAGACGCCTAACGATGTACTCAAGAGCGTGCTAAACGCCTTACAGGACGTTGAGGAGCCGTTCAAAGAGAACGAGGCAATGCACTGGGGCAATCTGCTTGAAGTGCCTCTGCTGCTCGAGGCAAGCGCACGACTGGGTCTGTCGCATTTAAAGCTCGACCATCCAAAGCCCTACTTTCATCCTGATGCGCCAATCGCCTGTTCGTTAGACGGCGACGGTAACGGCAATGGTCTGGTTGTGACCAACAACCCAGATGCCGGCGTTTACGTCATTGGCCAGGACAGCATCACGCTCGACGGTTTTGGCGTGCTCGAGGCTAAGCTGACCAGCTCATATCCCGAAGACTGTCCGGCAATGAGTCGGGGACCGCTCCAGCTCCAAGCTCAAATGGATATTTATGGCGCCAAATGGGGAGCTGTTTGCGTGCTCTACCAGGGCATTGAGCTGCGAATCTTTTTGTTTGCTCCTCACGAGGAGACCCAAGCGCTGATCCGCAAGAAAGCGTTTGAGTTTGAGTCCAAGCTGACGCACTGGTCCGAGACTGGTGAGGTGGAATGGTACGACCCTGCCAATCCCGAGGAATTCGGCACCAAGTGGCCAGGCGATCCAAACCTAGATTCAGTTGATCTCGGTGAGTGGGGAGCAACGCTGGCTGAAAGAATCGTCAAGGCCAAGCAGGAAATCAAAGTGCTCGAGGCAAGCATTGAGGAATGTGAGACCGAGCTGAAGGAAATGCTTGGCAACGCAACGCTGGCGCACGCTGAGGAGTTCCGTATTTCCTGGCCGATCCGTAACTACCAAGCACAGCCGGAAAAGGTCGTACCGGCCAAACCAGCGCACAGCATTCGACAGTCGACGGTAACCATCAAGGGGCCAAAATGAAAATCGCAGCAGCATTTGTCGCAGCCAAGCGTGCGTTTGCACCTGCGCTTAAGACCAACACCAACTCTCATTTCAAGAACAAGTACGTTGACCTTGCGAGCTGCTTGGAAGCCGTTAACGATGCCCTGCTTGAGAACGGCATCGCTGTCTACCAGGAGACGTTCGACGTGCAGGACGGCGTGACCGTAGAGACCTGCTTTCTTCACGAGTCCGGTGAGACGCTGCGCATGGGCAAACTGCACGTGCCAGCAGCCAAGCACGACCCGCAAGGATATGGGTCTGCCCTGACTTACGCTCGGCGTTACTCGCTAATGGCTGCGTGCGGTATCGCTGCCGAGGATGATGACGGCAACGCTGCCAGCCGTAAGCCCCCTCAGCGCCCCGAGGTTAAGCCGGCAAACCCGTTAGATGCGGTAGCACCCAAAGCGCTGCCGAAGCCCACTGAACCGCCGCCAGACGTCATTGAATTTGAGGATGGAGCTGGTGGCACCTGGGCATTGCGAGTGCCCAACGAAGCAAAGCCACGCTCGATGTCTGCTGGTGAAGCCGAATGGGTTGTCGAGTTCAATAACCTGGCTGACGCCGTGATGAAAGCCGGCAAGATCCCGCCGGCAGACCGGATTGCCAAGCTCAAGCTGCTGCGTACATCCAATGACGCTGAGATTGCTCGACTCTCGATGGTAGAGCGTGCCAGGTTCTTACAGACCTTTTCGGCCCGGATTGGCGCCCTTGATGCGCTTATGAAAGCAGCCGCATGAGAATGGCGCAGATCCGATTATTGGACGCAATCGGTGGTCTGGAGAAGTCACTAGGTCG